TCACCCCGCTTCCGATGACGTGCAATTAGGCTGTCAGTTTTTAGATTCTAGTGGCACGGCAATAACCGATGCTGATGCATACGGATACTACAACGATTATGATGGCAGTGGGGCATCTTCTAATGGTGCAAATGCAATGCCCTTTACTTCTACAACTGTAGGTAATGCTTCTTATGAAGGCGTAAGGGGTTGGTTTAATCTTCTAGGACGAAACTACGCCGTTTCAACAGACACGGTTCCCCCAACAATAACAGGAATTGCACATGCTATATATAGTAATGGTGTGTGGTCTGGTGGCGCTGTTGTTGGCGGTTTGACTGTGGAGCAAATTCAAACAATTCGTGGCTTTAGGCTTTATTCAGGCAGTGGAAATATTGAGCGAGGCAAAGTTTATTTATTTGGAGTTAGAAGTTAATGAAAAAATATGTAAATGGTGAACTTCTCGACATGACCGCTGATGAAATTACGGCTCGTGAAGCAGAAGAAAAGGCGTGGACTGATGGTCAAGCTGACCGTGATATAGCGGCTCTGAGAACTGAACGTAACAAACGATTGGCAGAAACTGACCATTGGGTTTTGTCTGACACGGCTGATGCTACATCTGCACAGACAACATACCGTCAAGCTCTTAGAGACATAACAGATAACGCTACATCACTAGATGATGTAAGCTGGCCGGAGAAACCATAATGCCCTATATTGGAAAAAGTCCAGTCTCAGGTGGTTTCCACAAATTAGGGAACCTGACTGCCTCTGCTACAGCCACTTACGCATTAACGCTAAACGGTGCGGCATACTTCCCCGAAACCGCTAATCAGCTTCTTGTTAGTTTGAATGGTGTTATCCAAGCCCCGCAAGATTCGTTCACAGTCAGCGGCAGTAACATTGTCTTTGCCAGCGCACTCACAAGCAGCGACAGCATCGACTTTGTTGTGGCCTTGGGTGATGTGCTAGGTGTGGGCAGCGTGACTGACGGTGCTATTACGACAGCTAAGCTGGGTAACAATGCTGTTACTGATGCTAAGTTAGCAAGCACACTAGATTTATCTAGCAAAGCGTTAACAATGCCCACTGGCTCTGTATTGCAAGTTAAACACGCTCAGAAAACTAATACTGGTGATGTTGCGCTTTCAGCAGATACAGACACAATTATTCACACTGATTTACAAGTTACAATAACGCCAACCAGCGCAAACAGCATAATCAAACTTGAAGGGCAAATCTTCGGTGAACACGATAATGCTGGTAACGTATATAATCATATGGTTTTCTTTTACAGAGACACCACAAAACTCGCAGCACCTAATGTGGGTAGTAGAACTGGTGGTGTAGCTACAATGACAAGAACATACCACACTGATAACTCAGATAGCACACCAGAGTATGCTTATTATGCTTATTTTGACCCACCTTCAACGACATCAGCAATAACTTATAAACTTGGAATGAGAGTTGCGACATCAGAAACATTCTATATTAATCGAACAGTGTCTGATGTCGATAATAGTGGCACTGAACGTGGTATTTCATTTATTAGCGCAACAGAAATAGCAGGATAGGAGACAGATATGGCACTTATAAAATTAAACAATCAGTCTCTTACCGCAGTCACATCTGCTGGTTTGCCTAGTGGTACTGTGTTGCAGGTTAAGTACACTCAATTCACCTCGTACAATAATGTTGCTATTTCTGATTCAACAACAGGCACAGCCCTTGATGATTTAGCAGTTAATATTACGCCTATTTCAACTAATAGTATAATCTTGTTGACTGCTTTTATTAATGGTGAGTTTAGCGCAGCTATTGCACATGATGCGGTTGCATTTTTCTTTAGAGATAGCACTAAATTAGCTGCACCCGCAGCGGGAAACAGAGCAGTAGGTATTCAAATGGGTGGGAATCTTAGTTTTCATTCTGACAACAATGATTCAACGCCCGAAGGGTTCCACTATTCTTACTTTGATACACCAAGCACAACATCACAAATAACTTATAAAGCAGGTTTGCGAGTTACCACTGCTTGTAATTACAAAATTAACAGAACAGAAGGTGATGCTGACTTAAGCAGCAATGAACGTGGTGTGTCATTTATTAGCGCAACGGAAATCGCTGGCTGATGAAGCCCACCGCCGCATCAGTGCAGTCGCAGATCGACACGCATGAGGCAGTGTGTGCTGAACGCTGGCGTGAAACCATCCTGCGTATCAAGCGCATCGAACACATTATGATAGGCACTGCTGGCACTACAATCCTGCTGCTGTTGAGCGTGATCTTACGAGGAAATGTTTAAGGCAATCGTCATAGCTTGCGCGATAGCAACCCCCACCGATTGTATCGAGTTCCACGACACTCGTGGCCCATACGATACCCGCGCAGCGTGTGAACGCCGGGCTATGGAAATGGGTCGTGACGTTGGCGAAATGACCCACGGTTTGATGCCTAAAAAATGGCGATGCCAATCTTTGAAAAAAGGAATGCTGTCATAATGGAACCGATAAGCACGGCGCTGATGGCGGTAAGCGCGGCCAGCAATGCCATAGCCTTTATCAAAGCACGAGTGAACGATGTGCAATCAGTGGCTGATTTGTCGGAGCAGATTGGCACGTTGTTCTCGGCGCAGAAAAAACTAAACGAGGAACGCAACAAGCAGGCCGGGGTAAGTGATGTTAGCTTTAAGGGCAGCATTGACGCGGTGCTTGAGGCGAAACGTCTCAATGAAGAGATGCAGCAAATAGCAACAATGATTAATATGCGTTGGCCCAAGCCAGCCGACCAACCATCAACGTGGCAGGAAATCATCAACCATCATAACAAGGCGTTGCGCGAACAGCGAGAGGCTAGACTAGCTGCTGCCAAGGCTGCCGCCATCGCGCACGATGAAGCAATCGAAAACATGAAGATCGGCCTAGCTGTTTTCGCGCTGGTGGTTGTTGTGGTAGGATTGTTCATAGCAGTTATGGTATCAACAGCCGGGGCTATCGGCCTTACATGAGTACCACGATTGGACTAGCCGGTGAGCATTTTGCTGCCGGGGTAATATTGGGCATGACTGGGTGGGCGTATGCACAAGCAGCACAGGATAAAATAGATGGCGTGGCTATTTCAAAGACTGATAACACGGTGCTTAGGATACAAGTTAAGACTGCGAGCCTTATACTTGCTAAAGGTAAGCGAAATCCGGCTTATCATTTTCAGCTTGGGTCTGGCTGTTCGCAGAAGTATTTACCGCGTAACACAAAGGAGTGGGCAGATTATGACATACTGGTGCTGTGTGGCAGGGAACATAGAAGCTGCTTATTCTTCCACGTCAGTCAGATACAGCAGTACAGTAAGCGGTTGCAGGTCGATGCGTTTACTCGCGATGCTGAAGAAGAAAGCTGGCTCAAAGCTGTCGCGCTGGCTAAAGAAATGAGGCTGTAATGGATATTGAAAAGCTACGCGAAGAGCTAATCGCTGATGAGGGTATGCGGCTCGACATCTACAAATGCACGGCTGGTCACCTGACGATTGGCGTTGGGCATCGCATCATTGAAGGTGACGCGGAACACGGCAAGCCAGAGGGCTACACGATTACTGAGCGCCGCATGAAGCAGCTATTTGATCTGGACATCGCCATTGTGCGCGAAGATTGTCACCGGCTCTATGAGGATTTCAGCGAGCTACCAGAAGAGGCGCAGCGCATCATCGCCAACATGATGTTTAATATGGGTCTGCCGACTATGAAAAAATTTAAAGGCATGAAACGCTGCGTTGATGCGCGTGATTTTTCTGGGGCTGCATTAGAGATGCTCGACAGTAAATGGGCGCGTCAACTCCCCAATCGCTCAGAGAGACTGGTCAAACGCATGAGGGCGCTGGCAGATGAGTAAAAGCCCTTGCGTTGGTGTATGCGTTCTGGATGAGGATCGCGTCAGGTGCATTGGTTGCGGCAGAACCATTGATGAGATAATCAGTCGCGGGAAAAAAGCAGATGGGTGAGGAAAATAAAAAGCCGGTTGAAGCCAAGGTTGGCGAAAATAGTTTTGAGCTTGTGCTGAGAATTTTAGGCAACGAATTTGTGGCTATCAAAATAGGCTCAACAAATTTTAGCGGCAAACTGATTGCCGGTGGTGTCTTGCTTTTGTTTTTTACATTTATGCTGATGGAAGTTTTTGGTCTATCCAGAATGTTAGGAGTTGAATAATGTTAGGTGTACTTGGAAAGATACTAGGATCAGATAGTGTTATCAGTCAGGGCATGAAGCTCATTGATGATATGCACACCAGCACAGAAGAAGAAATTGCGGCGAAGAGTAAAGCCAAGATTGATTTAATGGGCGCTTATGCACCATTTAAAATTGCCCAGCGTTACCTCGCCTTGATGTTTGGGGCTACGTTCTTGGGCAGCTATGTGCTGGTGCTTGTTATGACAATCACTGGCCGGGGTGACGCAAACGCAGTAACAAAAGTGATGGAACAGTTCACAATAAATTACGCTATGCTTGTGATCCTTGGTTTCTATTTTGGGGCTGGCACAATTGAAAGCATCCAGCAGCGCACCAAAAAATAAAGGGGCTTTCGCCCCTTTACTCTGCCACCCTGATCGTTCTGATCTTGCCGGGCGTGTGCGTTAAGATGCCATCCTCTATCAGCTTGTCTAGCTGAAACCTGACGGCGGTTCTTGACCGGCCTATTGCGTAGGCTATTTCGTCCACTGTGGGGCCGAAGCCGTTGTAATGGTGGTAAGCAGCCACTGCGTTGACAACCGGCTTCCACGAGCTTTCTTGGCGCTTTGGCGGCATCAGTCAATCTCCTTTAGCGTTAAAGTTTTCTGACGCATGACAGTCTCAGGCTTGGCCGGGGTCACCTTCTCAGGCTGCGCCCGCATCTTGCGTGTCGGCCACTTGACCTGCACCCGGCGATTGCCAACCGATGCAAAGGCTGTGTCGTGACTGCCCATCGTGTCCATCAAGGCAGCAGTGGCAATGTCGATCTCTCGCTCTGCCATTGCCTTGTTGGCCTTGGCCGTCATCAAATGGTCAACCCACATTGCATCGTCACCCTCAAGCTCCAATGGCGGTGCGTCTGCATCGACCCTGCCATACGCCGCCACCCCATCAGCCGGTGACACGACAGGATATTTGTCAATATTTTTTCGGCGATTTTCAAAATCAATAACCGCTTCTCGGATGCGGTTTTGTATTACCTCATCAGCCTGATAAACAAACAGGCGCAGCGTTGTGCTTTGGTATAGAACAGCAACGCAGCCCCATTTATACCCGGTACACATCATCTGACCCTGCAATTGCAGCGGGCCTCGATGCGGTGCTGGTATTTCCTCTGGCCGGGCTGACGTTAGCTTGGCTTCAATCAAGCCTACGCCAGCGGTGTCTATCCAGCCACCTTGCGGCACATAGATACCCTTATCCCAGTTGGCCCTGACAGAGCCGTGACCAACGCCAGTGCCATCGAGACTAGCGGCTAGTGGCAGGTGATCGTGCTGATATGGCACGGTAATGTCAGTCTCAACATTGGTTAAGGCCAGACGCTCGGCAGCCTTTTGCAAAATGAATGGCTCAAAATAATCGCCCAGTTCCATTGGCTCATTCTGAGGTATGCGCTTTGGCGGGTTGCCCTCATCAATGCTAATCATTTCCTCAAGCAATTCATTCTGCGTTTGCCACGGTGATGCGTTCAGCAATGTAGCGACCCGGCTGACGCTCAACTGATTATCCGGTGTTAATTTTCCGACCATTTTTAGCTCCCAAATTTTACCATCAAAGCCCACACGTTATATTCGGTGGTGATGGCGTTAGTAAAAAACGTGATTACAAATGCTGTAACAAACAGCATACCGATAGTGTCTTTAACCATTAGTTTGCTCCCATTATGTTGCGCACAGTGCTGGCGTACCATTGCCCGCCCAGTGCTGTTGGAATGCCAGCTTCATTGAGCTTGGCGGCGATGGTGCGTAGTGAGGCACCAGCCTCACGCAGCACCGAGACGATTGGCATAGCCTGCTTTGCGGCGACATTGGTACGCGCCACGCGCTTGGCTGCTGATGCCCGGCCAGCAGCGGCAGGGTCAGGCGAGCCGAGCTTGACACCGCGAGCCTTGGCAGCAGCCAGTGCGGCCTTGGTGCGCTCGCTGATCTTGCGGCCTTCCCATTCAGCAAAGACAGCAGCCATCTGCAAGAAGGTGCGGTCAGCCTCTGGCATATCGGCGCAAAGGATCGGCACGTTGGCCTCAAGCAAGCCGGTGATGAAGTGGACGTTACGCGCTAGGCGGTCGAGCTTGGCAATCAACAGCGTTGCGCCAGTGCGCTTGGCCTCGGCAAGAGCAGCGGCCAGTTCCGGGCGTTGGCTTTTCTTGCCGCTCTCAACCTCGGTGAACTCAGCAGCGATGTTGTAACCGGCAACGGCTGCGCGTTGTGCCTCAAGGCCAAGACCTGACTGGCCTTGGCGCTGGGTTGATACACGATAATAAGCGATGTATGTGGTCATTGATTTACCCCTTCAGTTCGATGACGTGCGTGACGCGCTTGGTGTTCCAGTGGAACTGGTCAACCGGCGCTGACATATGCTGGTCGGAGACAATGCCGTCCTTGACGTGTTGGAAGTGACCGCCAGTTCGCACGATATATGAAACACCGGGCTTGGTTTCCCACTCAACCCAAGACGCAAGTGTGCGGCCTTTGGTGCGTGTTAGTTTCGTAGGCCGGTCATACATACGGCACAGCTTGACAATCTCTGGCACCGAAGTGCGGCCTTTCCAACTTGCGCCGAACTTAAATGTACTGCGGCACAAATCCATAATGTCGCTGACGCTGGCATTGACCGCGTGTGCTACAGCGGTTGGGCCACAATTTGGTAAAAGTCCTGACATATCAATCTCCCTTTTGATTACTAGTGACTAATAACTATTTAACAATTCTATAGGTATGTTACAAGGGGTATAGGCAAATTATTTTACAAATGTAAGGAAATCAAACAGATGGCCGGGATTAAAAACCAAATGTTAAGGCTCCGCAGCGACACAGTTGACAAATTAAGGACTGTTTTGGACGCATCAGCGCATCGCTCGATGTCTGCCTTGGCCGATGAGGTGCTAGATAAGGGCTTGACCCGGATGCTGATGGAACAAAGCACCGACAAGGCGGCAGAGACAATGCGCTCGCTGGTCAACCGCAATGGTTAACAGCAGAAACAAGGGTGCCAGCTTTGAGCGCGAGCTTGCCAAGCTGCTGTTTGAAGAGCTTGGCTTGACGTTCAAGCGCGACATAGAACAGTATCGCGCAGCGGATCACGGCGATCTGATCTGCGTTGAGATGCCTGACTTTCCCTTCAGCATTGAGGCGAAGCGGTATCGCGCCGGGTACGGCATTCAGCCCGCTTGGTGGGATCAATGCTGCGCTAGTGCATTAGCGACACACAAGCTGCCATTGCTGGTTTACAAATATGATCGCCTGCCTATCCGCTGGCGCTTCCCGGTTGCCGCGGTTGCTGGGATGGACAACTACCTGCCAGCCGGTGACATACACGAGCAATACGACTGGCGTTATGCGGTCGAGTGCGACACGATCACGGCGATGATGATTATTAGGGAACATTTGGCTGATGCGTAAACAGTATGAAACCGCAGCCGACAGAGCAAAAGAGCAGGCACTAGCCAATGCTTTTGCTGAACACGGCTATGATTTCTACAAGCTGCCAATACAGTATCGCCTCGACTTTGTGGTGTTTAAGGACAACAAGGCAAAGGCATTTATTGAGGTGAAGCATCGCAACGTGCGGCTGCTTCAGTACGACACGGCGATGGTGAGCCTGTCGAAAGTTATACAAGCGCGGCTGCTGACGCAGCACACTGGCTTGCCAGCGTATTTGCTGAACGTATATATGGATAACATCGCCCGCTTTGATTTTGCGGGTGATTACAAATTGGGGAAGGGTGGCAGATCTGACCGGGGCGATGCCCAAGACGCGGATATCTGCGCCTATTTCCCAATCCAAGCCGCACTGGTCGTGCGGTAGTTCTAAAGTTTAGGAGTTAAAAATGGCTTTAGGTTTTACAGAGACTAGCAGTTCCGGCGGCGGGGATTTCCTGCCTATTATGAAATTCTCAGCTAAGGATGGCTCATTCGTGCGCCAAGACCGGCACCAGACTAGCGAGGGAACTTGGGAAAAGAGCGAAACCGAAATGGAATTGCCCTTTAAAGTTGTGATGGATATGGACGCAATCGAGGTTGGGTTTATTGCCTTTACCACGACTGGCCCTGACTTTCGTTTTGTTAAGGTTGGCGAGCCA